TTCCTTCTGCTGTTAGCCGCTCTAATAAAAACTTCCTAGCCGATGAGTCCAAGGCTATCCCAGAAAGGTCTGCCCAGCTGAGATTCTCCTTGAACAGTACTTCTGATAGCTCTGTCTTCTTTAGAAGCTCTATATAGTCAGTATCTGGTACTTTTTTACCCCATGCGTCATAACTAGAGCCGTAGAACTCGGGGCGGCGAATAAGTTGGACTCCGTCAAAGAAGAACTGTAGGCTTGTGAAGGCAGACTTGTTTAGGTCCATAGAAGAAACTTTTGAAGTAAAAATGTACCCTGCTCCAACTCCCGCAAGGTCGGAGGAGCTTGACTGACCCTCAGTGTTTATCCCTTCGCTCCAACGAGTAACTGTGGAATACAATCCGCCACCCTTTTTGAATAGCAAATCGTAGACAAAGTCTGCACGTTCTTTGTCATCATCAGGTAAATTTTTGCTAGCAAAGTTGTGCTTAAAGAAGCTAACCCCATATGTTGCCGCTAGCTGCTCTGCAACTTGTTCTGGAATAAGGTACTGGATAATGCCCTTTTGCTGCTCGTCTACACGGATTTCCATGTTATCGGCAGTAAAGCTGTAGTTTTTCTCTACTTCATCAAGAATCTGCTTACGAAGCTCTCCCTCGTAGTTTTTCGCTCCGTTGCCTTTTTGACCAAAGAGGCTAATAATTTTGTTTTCCGCTACTCCCTTAAAGTCTGACTTCATAGCGGGGCGTACTTCTTTGATAGCATTCAACTCTTTTAGAGCAGCTGCAATGTCCTCGGGGGTAGCACTTTCTGGTAAGAGAAGCTCTACTCTGTTGTGAAGAGATACCGACCCATTGTGAGAGCCGCCTTTATTGAAGAAATCGGGAGTGTTTCCACTTCGGTTAGCTCTAATAAATTGGAACTTACCTTTGCCATCAGTAAGGTCTCCTCTGTATGTACGGCCCTTACTGTACCCATCAACTTCGTTGGAGTCCCACTCTTTTTCAAAAACAAGAGAACCGTCTGGGGTGACCTTGTACTTATCTAGCCTGGATTTATCTTGAACATCAGATAACTGCTGCTTAGCTAGCTTTTTAGTCCAAGCGTTCCCTGCCCAGTTAGTCAACTTAAAGGAGAGACGGATTTGCTTTGCGCCGTCTTTTTCTACTTTTTGAACACGAACTTTTAGGTCTTCTATGTCCGCGCTGTCAAGCATAATCTGAGCGCCGTTGGTGGCGTCTAGAGGGTCACCAGAGTTTACTTTGTCAAGAGCACTCTTAAGGCTAGGAACTTGCGCAAGTGGAGTCGAGCTCCAATCTGCGTCACCCTTTAGAGTTTCTACAGCAAACCCAGGGCCCTCAACTGTGAACTTATCCGCTAAGTCTTGCTTGGCTTTCTCGATTACGGCTTTTTTAGCAGCTTCTTCTTTTTGCTTCTTTTCTTGCGCTGCTTGAATAACGGCTTGCTTCTTTGCCTCTTCAGCTTTGGCACCCTGAGCCTTTATAGCTTCAGTACGAATTGAGTCATCTACATCAATTCCTAGCTCTTTTGACTGCTCGTTAGTTAAAAACTTCTCGCGGCTCCATACGTTTTTTTGTTCTAGCTTTTGGGTAGTGCCTTCCATTGGCCCGTCGAAGTATGCAACCTCTACGGCAAGCTCACTTGGGAAGGTCTTTGTCACGACACCGTGACTTGCGAGTTCTGGGTTTGGCGCTTCTGGGTCTTGGTTGGAGGCAATAATTCCAGGGAGCATATTTTGACCAGTGGACGTTGCGTCTTTTACCAAGTACTTTTTAACAAGGTCTTTGTACTCGCTTTTATTTGAAGCACCAAAGTAAGAAGTATGCATTGCAGAGTTCTTGTCAACCGCTACTGCCTCAGCGTCTGCAAGAGTGCTGTCTGGTGTCAGACCGCTATCTCCTGATGAATCTGCTGGTGCAACTGTTGGGGTAGCAGGCTCAGGGGGTGCTGGGGTTGCGGGAGTTGGGGCGGTAGGCTCTGGGCTCTGTGGAGGAGTCCCACCGCCACCACCATCACCATCAGTAGTTGGAGGCGTAGGCTGACCCCACGTCCAGTCACTGTTCTCAGGTACTAGGCTCTTTGCAACAATTTGGTTCTTTTCGCCGTCCTCATACTTAACCTTCAGGTAGTCCGTGTAGCCATATCCGTTTGACTTGAAAACTCGCTTCTTAGACATAACTTTTGCAGTTTGCCCAAACTTAGAGTGAGTTGGGTTTACAACCTTAGCGATATCTCCCTTGGAAAGAACCGACCCGTCAGCTGCAACAGCAGACTCAGACTCTGTTGGGACAAAGCCAGAAGATGTTGCTAGAAGAGTCTTGTCAGTCTCTAGCTTTGTTTTTGATGAGATGTAGGATGGCTTGAGTTTAGAGTTAGAAATCTGAGCTGCAATGGAGTTTGTAAGAGCCAGCTTTGAGTGGTTGTCCTTGCTAAGAAGATAAACCTTTGTAGTTCCGTCAGCCTTGGTAATTCGGTGGTAGACGTTAAAGCTGTTGCTTTCGTTTCTACGCACAACAACATCAAAACGGTCGTCTCCGTGCATAACAGTGGAAACCACAATGTGGCCGCTAGCTAGAACTTTTCCGTCGTAGTCATCCTTGATTCCCTGCCAGATAAGCTCTGGGTTGGTTTCCTCGGGGTTGGAGATGGTCGTTAGAACCTCGTCAACAGTAAGTGGAGCTTCTGGCTCGCTCTCTGGGTCCTGAGGAACAGACGCCTCTGCAATGTCAGCAGCGACCTTTTCTTCAGGAGTAGCCAGTTCTTGAGGTTCTGGAGCATCTAGGTCCTCAAGGATTGAATCAATAAGGTCTGCGTTAGCGCCCTCTTGCGACTTGAAGTTGTTAAGAAGCGTCTTTAGTTGCTCCTCAGTTGCAGCTTTTCCAAAGACAGCTTTTGCAATCTTGGACATGCTTTCAAGGAGCTCTGCCTTTGCTTCTTCAGGCATCGAGGTTGGCTTCTCAGTCTCTACAGGCTCAACAGAAGGGGCTTCTACATCAGCAGTAGGCTGCTCTGGCTGTGACTCAGGGGCAGATGGTGCCTCTGTGCTAGGTGCATCAACTTGAGTCTCCTGTGCGGAGTAGAGCTCTATAAGCTCTTTGCGACGACGCTTTAAGTTCCCCTTTAGCTCGTCTGCAATTGACTGACTGTCAATGCCTTCGACTCCGCCAGCAAAAGCTGTATCTACAAGTTCATCTATTTTGGCCTCGTCGATACCTGCAACAAGTTTTGCCGACTCAGCTATTTCGTCAGGAGTCATTCCTTCAAACACACTTGCGCTTTGTGCGTTGACATCGGGGTTTTGCAAAGATGCTATCTGCTCTGACACATTGTCGTCCATAAAAGCAGACTTGTCTTCACCCTGAGCACGGAAGAGTAGGGCTCCGCCAGCGTCAATTCGGAAAGCTTTTCCGCTTTTATCTACAAGAATGTTGTCTTTGTTGAGCCCGATAACATCAAAGTTGGCTAGCCATGCGTCAACTGCAAAGCCCTTCTTAATCTGGTCTAGAATTTCGGAGTTATTTGGGAACTTGTTCAGCTCTCCGTCTACGTTATCTATGACAGGAGAAACTATAACCATTTTCCCAGCCTTGTTTTTCCCAATGTAGGCACGACCAATATTCAGACCAGCCTCTTCATAGAGCGCAGAAGCAAGAACTTCGTTTGCTGCATGTGCATCACTTTTAGGAGTCTTAACGTAATACTGTTGCCCACTGTCTGGGTCAACATAGAACGCGCCTTGGTTTGACCCAGCTTGTCCTGCTACCTTTTTCCACTTGGACGTATCAAATACTTGGCCCAATGAGCCGCTCTGTACCTCAGGGATAGAAATTTCATCGGGCTCAGTTGCCGTAGGCTCGTCGAGCGCAAGGCCCAAGATGACATCTGCGGTGTCCGCAAAGTTGTCTTGAAGAGTGCCTTGAGAAGCCATCTTGCTGATTTGGTCAGCAGTGAACCAACCAATCTCAGAGTTTTCTCCGTCTTTTAGCGATAGGTCGTTTAGCTGGCCTGGTCCTACTTCAAATAGGTGTGTATTGTACGTCCAGTCAGGAGCAACTTGATTATCAAACTGACCTACTGGAACAACAGAGTTTGGGCTTAAGTCGCCATCAACTTCTTCTTCGAATTCATTGATTGCAGTGATGATACCGTTATTTTCTTCGGAGTCGCCCTTGTCTTTATGAGCACCACCTGGGTACCCCCACTTTCCGCCACCTTGCGAGAGACTTGAGGAACGCTTTGCTAGGAAGTACTCAAAGACGCCTTCGTTGTTTTTACGGCGAACTAGAGCGCCCGCTGCACCAAACTTGCCCCAGAAACGTTTTCCGTTAGCAGAGAAGAAGTAGCCATCACCTTGGTCAGGGCTATTGCCGCCACCCATCGGAGCAAAGAACGGCAACTGAGGGGGAGTTATCAGACCATTTCGTAGCTTCTGAACATCAGAGCCAGAGATTCCGTCAGCATAGTAGACACCGTCAGCATCTTGCTTAATGTCGTAGGTCTGCCACTTCTCAATGGTAGTTTCCGTGTCGACATTAGGAGCTGCTTCTTCAATAACAGGAGCTTCAACTTCACCGTTGCGGCGTCGAATCTCGTAAGCCTGGAACTTTACCCAAGAGTTATTCATGCCGTACTCTTCGCCATTTACAAGCAAACGACGTCTTACAAACACGTTGTTTGAGTCAGCTGGGTCCTCAACAACCTCGAGGACTTCAAACCAGCCACCTGATGGAGCGCGAAGGAAGTCTCCTACCTGCCACTGCTCAATAGGTACTTTGCCAAGCGATGTGGTGTTCTCGTTGTCATTTACCCAGTTATTTGAGACAAGGTTGCCTAGTACGGATTCAATTTCTAGGTCGCCGTCTCCTAAATCAACCTTAGCTGCGGTTGTAGCAGAAGTAGCCTCGTCAGAAGTTGGACGAACCTTAGGCATTGTCTTTACAATTTCGTCAACTGTAGAGACCTTAGCGTCGCCACCAAAAGTATCTTTAACGATTTTAGAGACAGGAAGGCTTGTGTCAGCGAGGTCCTTTTTACCCTGAGCTGCTTTGAACTCTACAAGGGTTTCTTCGTACTTTTGCATGTTAGCGTCAACGTCAAGAGCTGAAATTCCTTGCTTGGTCTTGGCCATCTCCTGCATAAGGTTTTTTAGAATTGAAGGTAGTACATCGCTGTCAGTTACTGCATCGTGCCAACTACCGTTAGGCACAATTCCGTAGCGGCTTGCAACGTTTTGAAGCTTGTGTGCATTGAAACCTCCGTCAATAACAAGACGGGCTAGGGATAACGTATCTATCTCCCCACCTGGATTGTACTGAAGGTTGAACTTCTGAGCGAAGCGCTTCATAATGCCACCATCAAACGGCATGTTGTGAGCTAAAACAATTGTGTCAGGGCCAATTTTTTCAAGAAGCTTTGCCATCTGCTCTTCTAGAGAAGGCTGCCCTGCCAAGAACTCATTAGAAACTGGCTTACCAGAAGGGTCTTTTAGGGTCTCGTCTGGGTCGGCGTTCTTGTAAAAGTCTCCAAGTGGTACTTCTGGGTTCATCCAGTAAGCGCCAGTGGCGGTTGCCACACCATCTTTGATTTTGGTCCATGCAACTTGAATAGGTGTCTGGCTGTCAAATGCACCGTCAGCTGCAGTCTCGAAGTCGAGATAGATTATCTCTTCTTTTTCTAGAAGCTCTAGGAACTTTGTAGGGTCGCCAGCTGCTTCAATTTCAATCTGCTTGAGCCTATCCCCAGAGAATGCTGGAAAGGCAGGAGGCTTTGGCTTAGAAGGAGTCTTTTTCTTAGGCTTGTCGGTGGCTCCTGTTTGAGCAGTTGAAACGGAGTCTGGGTCAATTGGAGGAGTAAAGCCTTCTGCGGAGAGCTTCTTTGCTTCCTTGAATGCGGCTTTCTTCTCTACTAAATCTGGGTCAGTCTTGTCTGGGCGTGAAAGCGCTGGCTTTTCTCCAGGAGCTGGCAAGTTAGAGGCACCGCGCATTACCGTAATCTCAGTAGTGGCGTTCCACTCTTTTGTCTGCGAAACGTGTCCAGGGTAGTAACCCTTAACAACAGCCTTTCCGTCTACTTCTTCTACGCCTTCAATAATGAAGTATTCGTAAAAATCAGAACCCCACTCTTTTTTGAAAGTGACGTCTCCAGCTTTCACTTCTGTAGCCTTAACCGTGGTTACACCAACGGGGTTTGCTGGGCTAAACGGTGAGGCAACTTCCTCGGTCTGCCACACAGCAAGAGTCTGGATGTCGGGTTCGGTCCATAGGTTTTGAGCTTGCGCTAGGTTTTTGTTGTACTCGTCTAGGGCATCAAGAAATTTGCTACGAGCTTCTGCGTCCTTAGGAACATAGACTCCTAAATTCTTGTCCTCAAAGATTTTGCCTTCGGGGTCAAATTCTCTTGGCTTTGGCTTAGATAAAACTGGGAGGTCTCCCTTTGCAGGAGCCTCTACATTGCGAAAAACTTTAATCTGAACATTTTTGTTCCAGAGCTTAGTCTTCTGAGTCTGGTGTCCAGGGTAGTATCCCTCAACCCAAACGCTTCCTGGCTTCTGTGCCTCGGAGTCAGCGTCGGAGAATACATTCTCAATTACAAAGTTGTCAGAGAACGTAATGTCTCCTGCTTTAAGGTTCTCGGCACTGGCGCTTAGTAGAGATGGCCCATCAGGCTCGCCTGTTGAGATTCCTGGCGTAACTGTTACTGCCTCAGCGGCGGCCACTGGTTCTTCAGCAACTGGAAGGTCTGCTACTGGAGTTTCTTCGGGGGTAGCTTCTACTTCTTCAACGTTTTCGCCGTCAATAGCGTCTTGGATTTGAGCGTTGGTGGGCTCGTCAAAGTTTTGCCCCTTTAAGCCTTCTGCGTAGATAGCATCTATCAGCTCGTCAGTGTCCACGCCTTGTAGCTGAAGTGCGTCACGAATTGCCTCGGCTGGAACGTTTGCTAGGTACTGCTCCCCTTCAGGAGTGTCCATGCCCAAGATTCCATAACCTGGAGTTGCATTTCCTGGCTCTATAGAGCGGCGAAGCTCCTTGATAAGTTCTTCGTTTTTGTAATCGTTAGCAATGTCAACTGGGCTGACAGAAAAGCCTTGAGGCGCATCTTGAGGAGTGTCGCCCTCAATTTCATTGAAAGAGGCTTCATCAATTGCTGAGTAACCCTCTGGAACATCAGAGTCTGAGTAAGCTTTGTTTTCTGGTAGGTAGGCCTTGTACTCGCCTGAATCCAAAAATGCTTGCTGCTCATCTTTGGTCATTCCCTCAATCAGTGGAGGAAGCTTTTTACCCGTAGGCTCGGCCTTAGCTGCTTCAGGAAGCTCGTCACCTAGGGCTTCTTTTGTCCCTTTAGGAACCTTAGTCCCTAAATCACCGTTGCCAACTTTGTAGATATCATCAAGAATGGCTTTAGCGTCTTCGCCCTTTTCGTTAAGAGCTTCGTAGATAGCCTCAACTGGAACTATTTCAGCCCCCTCGGAGAACTCCAAGTAGCCAAAACCATTGCCAGGAACGCTATCGGAACCAACAACGCCCTCATTTAAAGCATTAACTAGGTCTTTAGCTGAGAATTCTTCTGAAAGTGCAGCAGGGTCATCGGTAAAGTCATCAGACTCTTGGCCTTCAGTAGCTCCCTGAGGCTCATAGGAGGCATTTGTGTCTATTTCATAGTAGTTAGCTGGTGCAGAGGGTGATTCAGTCTCAGGGGTGTCGTCTGTGGCTGGAGCAGGGGCTTCCTCGTCTTTCTGAGTTCCTTGCTCGTCAAAATCATCCAACCATGCGTCTGGGTTTGCGTTTCCAACAGAGTCGCGAAGGACGCGGCCTGTCTCAGAGTCAACAACAGTGCCGTCTTCCAGCATGAAGTGACTACGGGTTGGGTCAAGTGGAAACTCGCCGCCTGCATCTTTAAAGTTTTTTAGCTTCTTTTGGTAAGCATTCTGCTTTGCCTTGGAAGCATTCTCGTCTCCAGGAATTTCTTCGCCGTCAAAGTCAGCCGTATTAACCTTGTCGCCAACCTTAAGCTCTGGGTCAAGAAGGCCAGCAGAGCGTGAAGGACGCTGTGGGTCAGCTGGCTCGCCTGCTTCGTAAAGGTCCTCGTCTTTAGCGATAAAGTCTTGAACATCTGCCCAAGACTGAGCAACAGCAAAGTCTTTATCTTTGTCATCTTTACGGCGAACAAAATAAACAGGCAGCGCTGGGTCAAGCTCGCCGTCTTCGGCCATGCCTAGAGCAACAACGTTGTTACCTTCAGCTTCTTTTTGCTGCTGGGCTTCAAACTTGTTTCTTGCGGCAACGTTGGCTCCGTTGTCAAACTTTAGGACTTCATAGTTGTCGTTATCATCAACAAATTTAGTTCCAAGGTCAATCTTTGGTCCGTAGTAGTCAATGTCTTCCTGCGTAGGCTTGAAAGAAGGGTCTTTTGCGTAACCGTCAGGGGAGTCTACAAATTCTAGGTCTGCTTCGTCAACCACATCGCTATCAGCTGCTGATTTGGCTGGAGTCTTGCTAAATCCTTGAGCGTCCTGTTGATTGGGAAGAATTGCCTTAACAGACTTACCAGCAGAGGCTGCTGTTCTAATTAGCCTGCCATCTGGTAGTTCTTGGATAAAAGTTTTGTTGTTCGGGTTGGTCGAAACAACTCGACCAGCAAGCCACGAAACGGTTCCGTTTATACGGCGCACTAGTCTGCGGAGACCGCCAAACATGTTGGCAAACTTGCCTTCACTATCTCGAAGCTGGAAGCGCCAGAAGCCTTTGTTGCCACCCATTTTAAATGCGGCAACCAGTGCAACTAGAGGAACTTGGCTTGGCCCCATTGCGTTCAGACGAGCAACAGCGTACTGGTGGGCAGAGCTCCCTAGCTCAGCGGTAAAGGCAGATGCGAGAAGTGGCCCAACGAGGGGGTCAGTAACGCGAGAGTCGTCAGCAAACCAACGAGCTTGCGCCTTACGAAGTTCTTTCCAGTCCATCGCACTTTTGCGAGTAGACCGAGGATGAGAAACAGGGAGTAGGTCAGTGTGGGCAGCTGCGGTAAGTCCCTTATCCAACTGAGCAAGCGACGCGAAGTCTGAAAGGTCGGAGAAGGCACGGTGGCGGCGAAGAGAGTAGGTCTGGTCAGCAGTTTTTGCAAGAGAGCGTGTGACAACTTTTCTAGCCATACCAGTTGTAACGCGGCGGGATGCGCGGTGACCTTCGTTTAGCTCTGCAAGAGAAGAAAGAGTGTCGCGAATGATACTCGCATTTTGTCCGTCGAAAGATAGCGTGTGTGTTGCTGGCTTAATAGGGTATTGGTTACTCATCTTCAGAGCCCTCTCTTGGCAGTAAATCCGAATCTAAGCTGTCGTGTGTCAAAGTTGAAAGAAGCTTCGCTCTTACGTAAGGGTCTTCCCCGTTTCGTACTGCACGGAGCCAGCTTGCCTTGATAGCTTCTTCTGCCTCGTAGCCAAAATCTGAGAACTCGGTCAGAGCAAGAATTGCCTCCTGTGCTGTTTTAAAAGTGTTCTCTGCGGGCAGCTCGATTTCGAGCTCAGCTTCTGCGTAAGCAGAGGCCGTTATAAGTTCTAGTTCGGAGTGGTCCTGAGCGTCAGCGGTCAAGGACTCGGCAGAAGAGTCTTTCTTGGTGGACTTTGGGTGCGAAGCAGGAAGTAGGTCGTTGTCCTGTACGTAAGCAGCCTTAGAGGGCTTACCTGAGGAAAGCAAACGGAGAAACGCGTTAACGCGAGCTAGTGCCCAAGAGTTTCGGTTCTGTCCAGGTCTGTAGCTTGTGGAGAAAGCCCCAGCCCCGCGGCGGTAGACAGCCTTTAGCATCCCAAGAGTTGCGCGGCGTCCCTTAGATGCTTTTTTGTTGTGGGTCTCAACCTTGTTGGAAAGAGCTTTTTCTACAGCCTTTGAGAAGGTAATTTTCTTACTACCAGAAGCTGAGCCCTTTTTGTTCTTTGAAGAGCCTTTTACTTGGTCTTCCTTAGGAGCAGGAGTCTGGGCAGCAGTGCGCTTCTTTTTAGCTGCAGCTTCGTCGTCATGCTCTGAATCCTTCATTAGTTTGCCATCTGGCATGTAGTGAGAGCCTTCAGGGGCTGGGGGTCTTTCCTCAGCGGCAAACTCGCTCTCTTCTCTTATGCTCTTGCGAAGTTCGTGAACTTCATTCTCTAGAGTCGACAGAGTACGGATGAGGCTGTTCTTATCAGAAACGGTAATTGACGAAGTTGGTTGAGGCATAGGCACGTTGGGTTGCCCCTTATCTAGCTCGTCCCTTTTTTCCATGGTTAGTTAGCTTCTTCTTCTTCTTCACCTTCAGGCGCGGAATCCCCCGCGGCTGCTCTTTTCAAAACCTCTTCAACGTCAGTTGGCAACGGAGCAACGGACTGGCCTTGCTGTGCTTTCCGAACTGCGTTCATAATATCTGGAGAAATAGCGCCAAGCATCGCTTCGCTGAGCTCTGGAGTAATTGAGCCCTTCTCCTGAAGCATACGTATTGCAAGCTCTGTAGGAGTAGGCGCATCTTGGTCCGAGAAGCCGTGCGCACGTCTCCATGTGTCGTAGGACACTGCTCCGCGGTCAAAGCCTGCGTCAGCATCGGTTGCCCTGTCGTTACGTGTAGAAACGGCTGAAGGGTCATACCAAACGGTGATGCGAGAAACTTCTGACTCTGAGTAACCGTTGGCAATCAAGTACGGACGCAAGTAGACAACTGTTAGAGCGTCAACGATGAGAAGCATCAAAGGCTCAATGTGGGCCTTGTAAAGAGCTTCGTCTATCTGCAACGCATTGCTATTCAGAGTAAAGAAAACCTTACCATTTCTACGTGCCATCCAAGAACCATTTGGAGTTGTTGGACACCAAACCTTTCCAGAAGCAACAGACACAATCTCACGAGAAGCTTTAGCAACAGCAACAGAATTACGAGACTTAATTGCCAATCTATACAAAGGTCCAGGCTTAAACCCCATGCCGACACCCTCAGACCTAATAGGTGTTCGACCCGACAAAATTACAGCAAGCTCAATGGCATCCAACCTTTCGGAGACACCTTGGGTAATAATCTTCCTACCGTCTTTGCGTTCGTGCCCATCGGCAAGAATAGAAACGTCAATAAACAACTCAAGTTGCTTTGCAGTAAGCTTAGTAATGAACTCGGTGGATACTATTTTTTCCTTACCAGGGCAAACCTCTTTTATCTTGCTCACCAAAGCATCACTAATGTTGAAATACACCATACCGTTAGAGTTAGTGTCGGACTCTGTCCACCACTTTTCTCCTCTGCGCCCACGAGCCTCGCCGTTGCTCATGCCGTGGCCATCGCACATTGCAGTAAGAGTCCTACGAATCCGCTCTACGTTTTGGGGGTAAACACCAAGAGATTGGGCAATCACACCCAAATCGGGGCGTCTACGAGGGGTAAAGAACTTTTCAAAATTTTCAGGAGCTACCTCGAGAGCAGATGCCAAAGCAATTCTGTCTTTGACCAAAACGGCACCAGAGCGCTCCATGTGAATCATATGACCACTGGCAGCATTTGCGTTGTTTACGTGCTTACCCATACGCTGAACTACTTCTCGTCGAGACAGCCCAAGCTCGCTCCTGCGAGACGACAAGGCCTTCACCCAATCATCTCTGTTAACACAGGAATCAAAGACTCCAGAAGTCTCTGTTTCTCGCAAGTACCCTTCGGTATACCACCAAGCAACTAGCTCAACAAACTCATCAGAGTAACTTTTAACTATTGGAACATCCCCGTGTGGAGCAGAAGTAGGGATAAACACGTTTGAGGTCACTGCAAGATGTTCGCTAGTTGTGTCGACCCAATCGTAGGCAGCGCGACCGTTGGCGCTTGTCTGGCGTCGAACATGCCAACCGTGATTCATAGTGGACAAACTAGAGTGTGATTCACTCTCTATAGACAGCAACTGGTCAGTTTCATCGACATCAAAAACGTTAACCGCGGAGGGGGTCTGCCATTCGCTATTCCCCGTAGTGCGGTTGAGTGTAAGAACCTCGTCTTCAGAGGAGAGCTCATCGTGAGTTAGCCAACCGCGCTTGGTTAAGATTTCTGTATCTTCAGAGAGGCAGTATTTAACGTTGGCAAGACCTGTAATGACATCCTTAGGGACATCTAGACCCTGCAAGATGCGCTCTAGTACGCGGTCGGAGCGCTCAGCTAGTGCTGGGTCGAAAGAACGCTCGAACTTAAACTGCTTGATAGCATTGCCAAGCTCGGCAGGTCCACGGATAATTAGGGGCACAACTGCAGATGCGGACTCTTCGTCACGAATTGGCGTGGTCATCGCGTCCATCAACTGCTCTTCAAACTCGTCTTCTGCTTCCTCAGCTGTGAAGCCAGCACCAATTCCATCTTCAGAATCGTAAGGGTAGTTTGCAGGGTCGCCCTGTGAAGCTACGGAAAGACCGTCTGGCAAGTAAAGAGCGCCAGCGTTTAGGCGTGAGCGAGCGGTTGCACGGAAAGTACGGTTGAGCAAAAGTAGCTCGGCACAGTTGTGGACTACGAGACCGTCTGCAATAAAGTTTTCCGTGTCAGGCACCGTCATGTCCCAAACCGTGGCTTCACCGTCAGGAACAATTGACTTAACTGAGGAAACAACAAAAGGCTGGTCTAAAGAAAGAAGCTCTTTAGCGGACTTGTTCCTTCGCATGGGCAAGTCACCACGTCGATTAGAGGTCCCAGCGGTCTCGAAAGAGATGAGCATGTCCCCCTTAGAAAGCTCATCAACACGAACGTATGAAAGCTCGTATTTAGCACTAACGCCCTTTTTAGTGGCTGGGTTTGAATCACGCAGAACAAGAACAGGGTGGTTGCCCGTGGCACGAATTGAACGGCCTCGAGAAGCCACTTTGTAGACTGGCTTGACACCAGTAGACCACACGCGGGAAGCCATGGACTGCACTAGCTCTCCAGAGTCTGGGTTGCGAGAGTAAACTAAATCTCCTGCAGAGACACTTTCAATTGGCACAGCGCCCTTAGGTGTGTACACCAAAGTGCCCTCAGCAAGGCACATGTCTAATAGACCGCGCAGGCTTGAGTCGGACTCGTCTGAGTAGCGAGGATGTGAGCGCCAGATACGGCCAACGAAAGCGTTTTTGCCTAGGTTGATAACTCCTGAGTTATTTCCGCCACCCTGCCCTGCGGCCTGCTCGCGACGTCCAATAACAGTTAGGTTTCCGCTACCGTCAGCTACAACTTCGTCAACGGAACGGATGTCCCATGACTCGGGCTCTCCAGTTCCTTTACGGGCTGGCATCTGAACTAGGTAGCATTCGCCAGTGACGGCAAGATTGAGGGCAGCATCTTTCAAAAGACCTGGCTGTCCACCATAAGCAGAGTTGAGGCGGGAAAGTGCTCGTTCTGCAGCTGAGGCAAGTTCTGGACTAACAGACTTAGCTTCGCTCGCTGCAACAGGAGACTGGCTTGGGTCGTCAATTGCAGCCGCAAAGATGCGGATACGTGAGACAACGGATGCAACTAAGTTGAAGGCGTATTTGATTTCGCCTATTGCGTCGTAGTACTCCCAAGCTTCAGCCTGCCAAGCGGAGGAAGAAGCCGAGCGACGTGCTTTAAACTGCTCGAACTCGGCCTTGTCATTCATTTTTACTTGCGAGGCAGCAGCCGTAAGGGCGCGGGGGGAGTTAAAAGGAACGGGAGTTGGGGCGTTGAAGAAGAAAGATGCACCAGCTGGCTGTGGAAGTCTTGAGCTCCCGAAAGGCTTGCCTTTGGTAGGTTTCTTAGCGCTAGCTTTTGGGGCTACTGGCTCCTGTGCTGGCTCTTCTTTTTTAAATACACCCATTGGGCGGTCTCCTCGTCAATTAGTTGCGGAATACAAGTTACTTTTGCTCGTATGCAGTCAACAGACCTGCTATTGCCGACGCCGCAAAAACGGCGTAGACATAAACAAGTACTGGGATAATGATAACTGATGGCACAACTAGTGATGCGACCCAAATAGAGGTGCACCAGTCGCAAGTTATTAAATAACCAAGCTTGCTGCTCTGCGGTGGGTGCTTTTTCCAGAAGCGATTCCTCAGAGACTCGAAGATTGTGTCAGTTGTGATAAGCCTGCTGAGTCGGAACACTGCTAGTCCGATAATTACAAACTCAAATAGCGTCATTCGGGGTCCTGACTGGATGAAATGAAGGAACCATAGGGATTCCAACCGCGAAGGCGGGTACCGCAACCGCAGTTGTTATCCTTAGCAACAGCTACTATCTTACCTGACTCGGTTAAAATGTAGTGAATCTTGTCTAGTTTCTCTAATTTGGTGATTTTTTCCTTAAAAACAACCTGAGTGCCCTCTGGGGAGTCAACGCCGATAATTAGTGTGTCCTGAATAACCACAGCTCTGGCGGTGTCAACTTTTCTAGTCCCCTGTGGGACGTCGCCGATGATTTTTAGCTCAGTTATGTCGGAAAGGGAGCCTGGAGGAGCCAATCTGATGATTGCGGGGAAAACGTCCATTGTCTTTACTACTGCCATTACTTGGTGTACTCCGATGGGATGTAGAAGTCCTCCCAACCTAAAGCCTCTTTGGCAATAGGAAGGGGCACTATCAGCGGTCGGGTGCGCTCGCTAGAGCGGATGAACTCGAATACTTCGTCTCTGGTGCGAATAAGAGTGGCATTCTGCCAGTCGCGGTTCTTTATGAGCGTTTTGAGCGGAAAGGCCATGGGAAAACGTGAATTTTCAGCGGTCATGGTCTCAAGGAAGCGAGACTGGGACGAAGTCTTAGTTTTAGGGTTCATCCAAATAACAACAGCTAGCTCAGCTTCTGTGTAGGTGCCGCTCTGGGTGGTGTAAGTTCTCACTTGCTCAGCCTTCTGGCCATAGCGCGGTATGAGACCCCAGCGGCTGCAGCAATCTTTGCTGTGGGGACGCCCATGCTTCTGAGAGCCACAGCCATTGCGGTCAAGTCTCGGTTTGCTTGGGAGAACGGAGAGTCTGAAGTAGTGCGGGCGCGATAACGCTTCGCAAGCTTAGCTAGCTCCTTAAGGCGCGGCTTCATGTCTGGCGGAACGTTGGGGGAAACTGAGCGCAGTCGGGGAGCTTTTTTAGTGGGAGTCGCAGTGGTAAGGCTGCGGGGCGGAGGCGTGGGTATCTCACGGAACTGCTTTATTGCTTCTGCTTTTTTTACCCAAAAATGAATCGTAGTCTTGGGGCGTTTGGGCTCGAGCGACTCTCCAAGAATGGAAAGAGACCAACCAGCCTCCCAAAGAGCTTTAAGACGCGCCTCAGCTTCAGGGCGTGCAAGGGAACTGATGAAGTTCACTTCGTCCTGAGGAAGCAATGTCTTTGGGCTCATTGTTCTATGGTACAGGGTTCTGAGAAAGCGTACAGGGGCGAGAGTCCGAAGAATGTTGAACGGCAGAGTCGAAAGAATGAACCTTAAGTTTTTTTGAATTTTAGCTGTGAGTGGGAAGTCCTTATATATATAGTTTTTTTTCAAACGTTTCCTGATTTTTTCCGCAAGGTCGGGCGGTTTCTGGCGCAGGAATTCAGAGCATCAGAAAGCCTTCCTTGCTATCCGCTGTTTCTGCTGCTGTAGCCCCTAGTGGGGGGTTTATTTCTAGCAAGCAAAGAAACATTTATTTACAAACTATTTTTTATAAAGTGTTTGGGCTAGGAGCTAGGTGTCTCACAAAGAAATAGTTTTGCTATCTAGGACTAATACTTGTTTGAATCTACAAACTATTAGTGCTTGATACATCGAGCTAGGAATCCCAAGCTCTGACAAAGCTTATAAACCACCTAGGTAATCTTTGAGAGCTTGCTCTAGGGGCTAAGCCTAGGAATTCCTAGATAAGTGTCTATGCCTTTTTGCAAAGCTATAGGGCCTAGGTTCTGAGAATCTAAGAACCCCTTCACTAAATCAGATAACACGCATAGCTATCTATGGCGTTGATGTTCTTAGTTCTCAATGGGCAAGCCCCTACAAAATAAATTTGACGAACAGCAGGAAGATGCACTATTATAAATCTCACGAACAAAAAAGCTCACCGTACCCGCAAGGGGGAAGGACAAAATGACAACCGCAGGATTACAAGTAACAACGGCAAACGAAATCAACTCTATGGAACTAGTGACCTATGACAGCTTGGTACAAGCTGTTGGGGGCTATCTACAAGCCGTAGCGCTAAGCGAAGAACTTACGCTTTGGGTTCACGAAGAAGGCAAGCTAGAAGGGTTACCGCATAATGAAGTTGGTCAAGTTCTATGGGATGCAACCTATGGCGCAGGCACAGACTACATAGTAGGAAACATCGCAATAACGGGCGGCACAGATGAGGAAGGCGAAACTTTGCCACTTACCGCGAGCGCCGTTTCTAAAATTATGAAAATGCTCGGCTAATCACCGCGCTGACAACCCCCCAAGAAATTGGGGGGTTTTCTGTTACTTATTCGTTATAAAGAAATGTCAGATAGATTTGACAAATGTCAGGAAGATACCGCATACTGTACTTACACAACACCAACGAAGGGGAAACAAAATGAAAGATTTCTACTACGAAGCATACTTAGATGAGTACGCCGATAAGTCTGACAAAGCTATAAAAGGGCGCAGACTTGCAATTATGAACCGTATTCATAAAAGCCACAACTGGCAAGAATCTCTAACTAGGGGACACTTCAATGACGCGCTAGCGTGTGTTAGGGCGCTTGATTATCTTCTAGAGAATCGCAAGCTAGCCTAGACACGAACACCGTGAAACCCCCCGAGAAATTGGGGGGTTTTTCGTTACCTAACTGTGATAAAAAACTTTCCCCGAGTACTTGACAAAGTGCAGGAAGGTATGTCATACTGTACTTACGACAACGAAGGGACACAAAATGACCAAAACAATCGCAGAGTATTCCGCCAACAAAAGCAACCCGTGGCACGCTTGGATTCAGGACAACTACCCACAGTACTCGGACTTCATCAAGTTTGCGGGCAACATCGTCAGACTAAACGCCGAAAGCCGTGGAACTCTTTTCGCCGTAGCAATTCCTACTTTCATCGAGCAGAACAACTTGGACTATGACAACGCGCTAGACGCGTTCATTGCCTACGAAGTATTCAAGCGTGAGCTAGATAAGGAAAGAGCGTGAAAGAAACAATCGCCAAACGCCAATTCGCGCTATTAGTCACGCTCGCCACCTTGGGGGTGTGGCTACTAGTAACCGAGACACACCGCGTTGTAATCGGTTGGGCATGGAACCTATTCGTATCATTCACCGACACCTACATAACCTTCTAAGGGGGACACAATGACAACTAGCACAGACATCACAGCAAAGCTTTCTAACATCCAAGAGCGTATGGAAGAAGCCCACGCAGAACGCCGTGAGATGGCGCTCAACGCTGCTATCCAACTTGGCATAGACACTAGCCACGGAATCAACCTTGACCAGCTATCAGCTTGGGCCAGGAACGCCATAGCCCTAAACGCAGAGCTGAAGGCGCTGGCAGATGAACGGCGCTCGCTGAGAGCTACCAGGAAAGAGCAAGCCCCTTGCGTGTGCAATTGCCACTAGCAACCCCCGAAAGCCCCCCACAAGCTGGGGGGTTTTTCGTTACCTAACTGTGATAAAAAGATTTGCTCTGGTACTTGACAAATGTCAGGAAGGTCTGCCATACTGTACTTACGCAACACCAACGAAGGGGTACAAAATGCAAAAAGTAGAAATCCTAGAAGCGTTCGAAATCGGCACTGATGACGGTTGCACTATAGACCGCGTGTGCTTTCCATGCGCTTCTGATTGGGTGAAAGAACTCACTGGCGCAGAACTCAAGTCAGACGAACCATTCGAGCAGGACGGGGTGTACGCTTCTTGGCATTGGGCAGAAGGCAATGACCCCCGCGTGTGTTGGTGTGGCGCTCTGCTAGAGGACTAGCCCCCTAGACCCGAAAGCCCCCCGAGAAATTGGGGGGTTTTTCTTTGCTCAGATACTTGACAAAGTGCAGGAAGGTATGTCATAATAGAGACATAGACAGAGAGGAACCAAATGTACGGACTTCCAGATAGCGTAATCATAGGAACTGCTAAGCGAATAAATGACTTCATAGACAGCAAAGAAAAAAGTACGCTTTTGTGGCCCCGTATGATGGACAGAATCTTTGACTACTTCGCAGACAAGAAAGCCGCGAAAGCAGAGCAGGAATTAGTAGCCGCAGAGCGCAAAGCTCACTTTGAAAAGCACGGGTTCTACCCAGCAAACTAAAACTCAAGAGAAGTAAAGAAGCCCCCTAGGGTAAAAATTCCTGGGGGGCTTTCTCGCTCCGTGAACAAACGATAGTGCTGCTGCTGCTGATGCAAACTTACTTCTTGGGGTTGCCAAACACTTCATTGATTTCATCAAGTGACAGAGTGCCATCCTTGAGATACGCCCGTGATAGTCCTTCAACCACCACAGCTACTCCGCCGATGCCCGCCATCAAAAACGACTGCCAAAGCTCAACGCCCACCATTGTGCCCGCTGCAACTACGCTCAAGCCCGTAGCTAGGAACACAGCAACCATACGCCCAAGTACTGTTGCAACTTTTTCTCTTTTTGTTAGCACGCGATGCCACCTTTCCTTATTGCATCTCCGCCAGACGCAGCAACGCCCAGCACTTTCTATGATAAGAGAAGTACTGGGCGTTGATTTAGGGGCTTAGACGCCTACTGTTACTGGCGTACCAGCAAAAATAGCTTTCACGAGCTGCTCGTTGTCAATCTTATTTGCTTCTAGTCCGTGGTCATCAGCAAACTCCTTGATAGCTGCAAGAGTGCCATCGCTCAAGTAACCGCGATTATCTGACCCAGCTGCTACATAACCCAGCTCCAACAAACGAATCTGAAGTACACCAACTGACCGTGAGTTGTGCTCGTACAAACTCTCGAACACAATCTTTGTACGTGATACAAAAATATCTGAACTCAGCACTGTTGGCACTGACTTAGGGGTACCAGCTTTTTCCGCTACTACAACTGCTTCTTCTTCTCCTGGCACTTCAGTAGTCGCAATAACTTCTTCTACTTCTTCTACTACTTCTGGCTCTACTACTGCTGCTACGACCACTTCTGGCTCAACTGCACGCTCAAAGTCTGTTCCATCCTGAGCCAGACCATCGCCGTCACCATCAACCGCGTCAGCTTTGTAGCCTTCTAGCTGCTCGCCCACTTTACGCTCGAACTTTGTGCCATCCTGAACTTTGCCATCGCCATCGCCATCTTTCGCGTTAGCCTTGTATTTACTAGCCATTACTCTCCTCTTGGGTACTCTTTGTACCATTTGTGAAATGAACCTTCGGTGCTCCCATTATACGCATCAGCTCCAATACCCCATGCGCCCCACTCGTTACCTTCGCTACTCATCTGGAAGGCAACTCGTGCATTGACGTATGGGTCAAACAAGTCATCGTACTGAGACAACCCGTACTTCTCAGTGCGGGCAGCTCCAAGCTTTCCTATCATGTTGATTTGGAACAGCCCGTAGCTGTTGTCACCCGTACTGCTGTTGCCATTGTGAGCTAAAGGATTTCCTGTACTCTCCTTCATCGCCACGGCCCAAGCTGTATGCAGAGCTTGTCCTTCAAACCCAACACTCAGCAATACTTCAATCATCTCGTGTTCATAGAAATGCTTCGGAGATTCTGCAAGAGGAGAAATTTTTACCCCACTGGCTGCGAGCGCCGCGTCATCTTCTTTCTGAACTGCGGGTGACTTAGCTACTAAAAGGTCTTCTTTGCTGCTCTGAAGACCAGTACTGTAGCTAATTTCCTCTGGTTCAGGGTCAATGCTTGCATTTGCAACAGCTGAAGCACCAATCAAGACCACTATTAGCGCAAGGACTGATGCTTCTGCTGCTTCTTTACTGATACGCATCGGGTTGCCCCCGCGCCTACGACCGCCCATAGTCTGGGATACCCGAAGCATCAGCCCAATCCTGCTGCGTCCAGTGATACGAGTTGGCGTTCTTCCTGTTGTTGAACTGCTGTTTCTTAGGCGGCTTGCCTATGTCCTCGAGCTGAAGCATTGTGCTCCAAACATCGTGCAGCGGGCGGGTAAAGTCATGTCCGCGGGTCTGACCAGCTCTAGTCTTGTAGTTTGTGTACTCCAGTGTCTCACCCAGCTCCACTAACCAATCAACAAACTGCTGGCGGGTAAGGAAGACACGGTACGGGTAGTCCCTGTTTTGAAGCTCGATGACCTTTGTCGCGTATGACGCAACCAGCGGCTCTAACGACACCTTGTCGCGGGCGCGAACTACCATCTTGTTTCTGTCCTGCGGGTCTTGAACTACACTGACGAATCCTGTCTCAGTGAATAGCCACATTTTTACCTCTGCTCTCTTGCGGAAAGTACCGCACTAATAATTCCTACGAATCCTGATGCCACTACCCAGAGCTCACTGCCTAGGATGGCTGATACCAAAATCCCTACTACTGCACCAACAGAAAACACTGATGTCCATACGATGTTCTTTAGCTTCTTTAGGTTCACTGCTGTACCTGCTTATCTGGGCGTGTACGACCCACTAGTCGGGCGTGGGGGTCACGCAACACAACGCCTTGGGCAAAGATTGCCTTCCGTGCTGTTCTGTATGCAACGCCCAGCTGCGCGGCTACTGCTTCAAGGGCTAAACCCTCTTCGTATAGCTTTGCGGCTTCTTCTGCGATTATTTCGCTTTTCATGCTGTCCTTTCGTCTTTTTGGTAGCCCAAGACTAACATACCTCCCTGCAAAATGCAAGAAGGTGGTTAGAAAGGAGTTATTTGCTTCGCGATGCAATCAAAGAACGCAAAACCTCTTCAAGCTTGTCTGCGTTGTTGCGATGACTATTGCGAGAGATGTCTTCTTCTTCAATGAGCCTGTCTAAAGAAAGCACTGCGATGTTTCCTTCTTGCTCGAACATGACAACAAGTTTGGTTTCCCCGTCATTGGGGTCATCAATGATGCTTGCTATAAAAGAAGATGCTGCTCCATTTGAGTGAGTGTCAATGTCTAAAATTACGGGTTCTAACATTCCATTAGTGTACTGCGAGCGCCGAACTGTGATAATCAAGACACACTTCTCCCCAAAGGCGAGGAAGGAGAGAAAGTGCGGGGGAAAGGTCGAGACCCCCTCATCACATACCGCAAGACAAACATCAGCAGAGTGTGGTGCAATAACTATACCTAAATTTTTACCCCGTCACGCCACTTTAGGCAAAAAGAAAGAGCCTCCCTGGGGAGACCCTTCCTTTGGTTCTATCTTCTGATGCTACTCATCTACAATCCCGACATCCTTCGCTGCTTCAAGGACATCCCATCCGTAATACTCGCCCATCCAGACGGCAGCAATCCTAATTGCGAAGTCGTCATCTGCCTCATCCTGTTGCCGTAGCGCCTCATCAAGCTGAACTGTTGTCATCAGCGTGAAGTATTCCCCCACGAACACCACTGTTCGGTTCAAAGTTACATCGTCTACTGTGCCCATTTTTACTTCTCCTAATCCTTTGCCTGTTGTAGATACTCGGTGATGCGCTCTTGTGGAACGCCTTGTGCCTTCATCAGCTTTGTCCATAGCGCCCCAGCCATTGCGTAGCTGTCCATCTTCTGGAACATCCTGTCCATACTCTCATCCTTATACATCTTGTGGCGTGCCACTGCCGAAGCCTTGAGAGCTAGATACAAGCCCATAGCTTCCCCAAGCATCTCCATCTCTTCGTTTTCAATCTTGAACTCATCCATTGCAATCTCCTTTAGTTGTGTAGCTTTATTCTACAACCTTCCTGCTGTCTTCGCAAGTAGATTCAAATAACTTTTTTACCCAACCCCCAGAAATGCGAAACCCTTCCCGAAGGGGGGAAGGGAAGGGCTTCGACTAAGGGAGACTACTTTGGCATCAACACCGTGTAGTCCGTCGTAGCCTGCGTGGCTACGAACGCTTCTGGGAATAGTTCTTCCAGTAGTTTGACATCAGTTCCCTTACGGCTACGGCTACTCACTTCGATGCGGATTACGCCATCAACAGTGACCACTTCTGCTTTGCCAATCAAGGTTCTGACTTGCTTCTCTAGCAACTTCTTGGTCTTCTCCAAGTCGTTTACTGCTTTGCGTGCTGCAAGGTAGTCGTTTAGAAGCACTCGTGCTTCTCCTGCGAACTCAACTGAGACCTGCTCAGTTACAACTTCCTGAACTACTTTTGTTACTACTTTGGTGGTTGTCATAACAATCACTCTTTCTTTATGTCATTTACCCAGGGAGGCAATCTCGCTGGGAGTCAAGGAGTCGAACTCTTCAACTAGTTATTACTTTATAGGACTTTCCTGCATTTGTCAAGTTTGTCCTAAAAGTTTCTATAACACTAAACAGACCACAACAACTTCTCGTCCTTGTAGAACCTGTCAATGACATCCTGCGCTTTCACAGGTTGCGGGGGAGCGCTGCTTTTTATGACGGTCTCAACCCAAGTGTCTAGATTTTTTACCCCAATGGTTGCGAACTTCTCCGCGTCGGTCTTCCTGTGCCAAGCTTCAATAAGCTTTTCTTCGTATAAATTAGCCATCAGTCTTCCTCTATCTCCTCTGCATCTGCGAAAATCTGCCAAGAGCTTCCGCCCTGAAACACTATTGAACCAACAAGGTTGCCCTCCACAATAAACTCTTCGCCTATTGCTTCAGCTCTTTCTTTGCTTTCTGCTTCGACATTCACATAATAATCAATTGTTTTAGACCTTGAAACTCGATACCTAGGCATCAGTCGTCCTCTCCCCTGTCAATGTTATCGAAAGCAAGCTCTACTGAATAATCTAAATCATTCACTAGTCCGCCTGATTGTTCTTCGGTCAAGTCCTTGACCATGCTCTGGCGAACAGTGGACTGCCAAACAATAGGGTCTTCATCCTCCAACTCTGAGAGTCGCTCGGCGAAGATGGTGAAGATGTCCATCTGGTCTTCAACCATGTCAGCTAGCTCAGTGGCTCCTAGGCTCTTGTGTGGTGTCCAGACAAGCACCTCGTCGGGTATTTCCCCCTCTTCAAGCTTCTCCATTATGAAGTCAAAGCCCAGTTCGGCGGTGTCGTGAAAAACAGCCCCTACTGCATACTTCTTGATTAGTGCTCGTTTGTTGTTATCTAACATTGTCCGCATACCTTTCCCTTAGTGTATTCGCGTTCCTTGCAGGAGAATTGGTCTCCGCAGTTGTAGCAGTGAACCCAGATTATTACGGCGTTCATTTTTACTTCTTCGCTTCTACAAGCACAAACTCAAACTCGTCATTGCTTGCATCAAAGGCACGCTGAAACTCTGCTTCGTCTTGGAAGTAGAACCAGATACGCTCATCAAAGCTGTCGTCATTTACCATTTGCTCATACTTGTCGCTGTCATTCAGAATCACAACTTGTGCCTCTGTGTCTCCAGGTATCTCTGAGTCTTTCCAACTGTAATCAACCCAAGTAACTCGCTCTTGCATTTTGTCCCTTTCATCGTTCGTGTAGATAGTATTGCATCTTCCTGCAAAAATAGCAAGCGCATTTGCAAACTAATTTTTTAGCGTGTCGGAAAAAGGAAAACCCCCGCAGAAAACTGCGGAGGCATCCCGTGTCTTGGTCTAGGGGTTTGGACACGACTGGAAGGGCGATACTCCTGACCAAGAGTTCTGTAGAAGGATTAGGCGTTATTGCGCCTTCCTACATTTGTCAGCGCAGTAGCAGCAGCTCTTCCAATTTCTGAAGCAGCAGTAACTGGGTCTAGGTCTCCTTCAAGGATAGTTACCCCGCGCTGGTTCCTAACTAAACTCTTTATGGTGTTCCCGCTGTCGAAGGGCATCCACAGAACCGCGACACCCGCCTCTTCGCAACGCCTCATCCATTCCCGCGCCTCGCTACGCTGGTCGGGGCGATAGTAGCCATCAGAGACAACTACCAACAATCGTGCACCATCGCCGTTCAGCAAGTTCAGTGCGCCATCAAGAGCTCTGAATGCTGGGTCAAACTCTTCAGTTGAATCATTGGCACCGTAAATTTTTACCTCGCTGAGATGTTCTCCTGGCTTCAGCGTTGGGAAGACTGAATTACCGTAGTAAACCATTGCTGTCCGTCCCTGAACCCTGCGGACTGCCTCGCTCAAGACATACGCAGTAACTGCCATTGGCTGCATTGCGTAGTGCATTGACCCAGAGATGTCCACCATCACACCAACAGTTAGGTTGGGGTCGTCGGTCTGTTTGCGAATAGTCTTTTTCCAAGGCTCAACCTCTTGATACACCCCGCGTGCCCTCATAGCATTGCGCTGAACCAGTGCCCGCGTGCGCAGTCGGCCTGGAGGAGTAGAGGCATTGACTTCAACCTGCGACCTATCGCGATACTTCGCCTGCTCCAGCATCTTTGCCACAATAACAGCAGCTCGTCTTTCTTCAGCAAGAGGAGCGCGGGAGATTTGAAGCTTAGACAACGTAGTATTTTTACCCCCGTGAGACCCCTTGCTGAAAACTTCCTTTGCTGCATCCTTGTTCTCTTGGCTTTCATCAGCTTTCTTCTGATTTGCTTCAACGCGCTCTTGCCATTCTTCTTTCATCTCTTGTTCAGATAAAGAATTATTTGTTGTAATAACCACTGAAGACTTCATGTCCTCCATGGCGTCCCGCATCGCTTCTTTGAACTCGGCGCTCGCGGACTCGGCATCATCAG